AGGTACTCTAACTGTAGCCGGTAATGTTGATGCAAACGATGTTACGATAGACGTCTGGGGAAGTATTTCTGCTTCATTAGCACAAATATCTTCTTCAGCTAGTGGTAGCCAATTAAACATAGCAAATAATGCTAATGATAGATTGGTAACTGCACAAGGTACAGACTACTTAAACGCTGAGGCTAATTTAACATTTGATGGAACACATTTAACAATCGGTGGTACTTCATTAACTAACTTTACCCCTACATCGCATGTAGGATTAGCAACTTTAGTTGGAGGTACGCAATCTGGTTCGTTAATTGAAGCATACGAAGGTGGGCATTTTGTAGTAGGTATTAGAGATAATGCTACTGATGGATACGATAGCTTTGCTGTTGTTTCCGGTGATGGAGGATACTACTCAGGTAACCAGTATACTAAATTAGCATTTAGAGTATCTGGTTCTGGAGATACATTAGTAGGAGGTAATCTAACAGTACAAGATAATTTATTTGTCACTGGTTCAATTGATGCAACAGCTGATATTACCGCTTACTTCTCTTCTGATGAAAGATTAAAGGATAACGTTACTCCTATAAGTGACGCAATAAATAAAATAAATCAAATAGGAGGATATGGATTTGATTGGAATAGTAATTCTGAGCATAGCGGTCACGATGTTGGTGTTATCGCTCAGGAAATCGAAAAAGTGCTGCCAGAGGTAGTAACTACTCGAGATAATGGCTATAAAGCCGTACGTTATGAAAAAATTGTCGCGTTATTGATTCAAGCTGTTAAAGAACAGCAGTTACAAATCGATGAGCTGAAGTCAAAGCTCTAGCGACCAAAACCAAATTATATGGATATGACAAACCCTTCCTGGACCTTCCAGGGTAGGATCTTCAATGAACTTTCAGATTTCCCACAAGATACTTATGGATTCATCTATGAGGTGTTCCATAAACCTACCGGCTTAAAGTATATAGGCAAAAAGGTCCTTTTCTTTGAAAGAAACAAAAGACTCGGAAAACGAGCATTAGAAGCATTACGCGAAGAACGTAAAGCTAAAGGAATAGGAGGACGAGTTCCTCTCAAACAGAAAGTAATAACAGAATCAGATTGGAAAGAGTATTACGGCTCTCACCCTACTATAAAAAAACTAGTTAAGGAGTCAAAAGACTTGAGAAAAGATTTTGAGAAAAAAATACTTGATCTTGTACCTAATAAGAAGCTTTTAACTTATTATGAGTGTAAACACCTATTTATAAAGGACGTCCTAGAGACATATAGTCATCAGTACATAAATGATAATATACTAGGAAAGTTTTATAGAAAAGATTTTACAAATGATTAAACTTAAAGACGTAATAGGATACCCATCTCTTCAATACCATTTAGACAATGGCCTCTCTTTACATGAGCATGTCTACCGTTATTCTAGCGATGCCTTTATACAATTATTCAAAGAAGCAAGAGAAGCTCATAGCAACGGGGATATAGACCTTAACGAAGAGGATATTGAACTTTTAGAGACAACTGATATCGGAGAATATGGAGACTATAATGGAATGAGAGTTCCTTTAGATCTTCCTATGGTATCAAAAAAATATAATCCACTATTCGAAATTGGTTCACTTATTGACGAAATGATTGAGAACGAGGATACAATTGATGAAGCATCTTCTATTGAGGAGATGATAGACTTTGATATGATCAAAGAACTAGTAGAGTCAATTGGTGGCCAGATCGATATGGATAAATTTAGAAAAGCAGTAGCACTTAATAACGAATCATTTGATTATAATGGATTCGATTTGCTCAAATCTTCTGTTGGATATATGAACGAAGCTGAATACCAAGGTAAAAAGGTACAGCTCAATAAACCTAAGCGTGGAGGGTCTAAAAAATTCTACGTTTACGTTAAGTCCAAGAAAGGAAATGTAAAAAAAGTATCATTTGGTGATACTGGACTTTCAGTTAAAATTAAAAAGAAAGGAGCTAGAGCTTCATTCGCTGCACGTCATAAGTGTGCTACTAAAAAAGATAAAACAAAAGCAGGTTACTGGTCATGTAACATTGGCCGCTATTGGAAGAGTCTTGGCGGTGGTTCTAATTTCTCAGGTTACTGGTAGGTTAGAAAAGTCCTAATTAGTTATATGAACAGAATTTTTTTTCACCAACAACAGAACGTCAGAAACGCTTACTGTAACCCACAGTCTAGACCCTTCGTCTTAGAGGCGTGCTTTGAAATCTTAAATATTTTCGAACCTAAAAGTTTTCTTGAATTAGGATTCGGAAATGGTGATTGGTCCCTACTACATTCAGATTGTTTTTCCCATAAACCAAACTCTAATCAAGTCAGGTATTATGGAATAGATAATTTTGAACTTTGTACTAGAGAAGGTTCTCATGAGTGGTATACATGGGCTAGAAATGTAGAAGAACTCAGAAGAAGGATTGAAACCTGGAAATATTGGACAGGTACAGATAGTTCTTTTTTTCCAAGCGATGGCGACATATTAAAAGATCTCCCAGAAATATTAGAAAGCTATAATACAAAATACGACTGTATTAGATTAGATTGTCTATGTAATAACGTTGAGGATATTCATAAAGTATTATCCCAAGCATTGGAGTATGCTGAAGATAGTTTCATCTTACTTGTTGACGACTGTGGTCTTACACAATGCCCTCAGAGATTAAAAGCTTGCATACAGTTAATAGAGGAGGAAAAAATAATACCTTTATGGATCTCAGATGATGAAATGGGATTTGTATCTCCCTCTTTTGATGTACAGAAATTTATTTCTGCTTTTCGTCAAAACCATGAGGGTAAACTCTATAAAGCAGAGTACGATAGGTATTTTGAATTTATAAATGGTCAATCCTTCCCAGTTCTTATAACAAAATCAATCTGATGCAAGATAGACCGTATAAAGAAATAAAACAGAGTAATTATATTATTAGAGAATTTTCTCAAAGCATCCCTACCTTAGAACTTGTTTGGCATAGAGATAAAGAAGATCGTATAGTTCAAGCTACTCATGAAACCGATTGGCAAGTTCAACTAGATAATGAAGTCCCACAGAGATTCCCAGAAAACAAACTATTTATACCAAAAGAGACATATCACCGATTAATAAAAGGAACAGGTGATTTAGTTGTAAAAATATGGCAAAAGGATTAACTTTAGGTAACTACGTAGGTAGTCCTAAAAAGAAAAGACCAGGCGTTCACGCTAAGTCAAAAACATCAAAACTGAAAGGTAGTAAGAACTACCAGAAAGCATATAGAGGGCAAGGAAAATGAAACTAACCGATATTATTCTTAACGAAGGACCAGGACCTAGACAAAAAGTAGTAAGTTTACAAGATCTTTCTTTTGACTTACTTTTATCTATGTTCGGTAAAAAGCCAATGTTTGGATTTAGTCTTCCAAACCCTGACGATTCTTCAAGACAGGTATTTGATCAAGAGTCGTTAGACAGTTGGAAAGCAGGTATCGAAAAAAAATACGGAAACGTAAATATTAAGATAGATGTAGAAGCTTCCTCTCCTTGGGAAAAAATTCAAGTTCTAGATGATAAATTTAGAGCTGATAAAAAATCATACACAGACGGAAAAGCAGCCTGGCTGGATAAAGAAAGAGCTGCAGGTAGAACATCAGGATTAGATTAGTATGAAATTATCAAAAATCATATTAGAGAACAATAAGTATATAGTAAGAGAAGAACTTGATCTTTCTGATTACGATATCGAAAGATTGACTGAGGCGATTACTACCAAGCTTGAAGATTATCTTGACATAGATAATAGAGACCTTTTACTTAAATCAGTTAAAGGAGCAATAAAAGAATTACTTCAATAAAAAGTTGCTCGTTCGAATAAAAGTTCTTATCTTATCTATTAAGATACGGACTGGTTTATGGAGTATACTTTCCTATTAGGATCAATAGAAACTATTTTGGGCAAAAGTCATAAGAGAGCTAGAGATAACTATGCTTTCTATTGTCCTTTTTGTAACCATAGGAAGCCAAAGTTAGAAATTAATATGGCAACCAATGAAGAAGGACATAACCCTTGGGAATGTTGGGTATGCCAAACTAGAGGTAGAACTATTAGATCCTTACTTAGAC